CGATTGATAAATAAGGTGGAGAAAAAGGAATGATTCCAATTGTTGCGTCACTGCTTGGCACATTAGCCCAAAACGGCTTGGGTTTACTCTCCAGCGCAATACAGGCCAAGGGTAAAGAGGTGGTGGAGAACACGCTTGGCGTAAAAATATCCGATAACCCAACCCCCGAAGATGTAAACAAGTTGCGTCAGTTGCAGTTTGAGCATGAGGAGCGCCTGCTTGAGCTGGGCATTGAAAAAGCCAAAATGGAGTTGGCTGAATTACAGTTATTTGCTGATGCCGCCAAGAACGAGGATAACAACGTCACAGACCGCTGGAATGCTGATATGGCATCTGACTCATGGCTATCTAAAAACATACGCCCCATGAGCCTTATAGCCATCTTTCTAGGCTACTTCTTATTTGCCATGATGTCTGCCTTTGGTTACAACGCAAACGAGTCCTACGTCACTCTGCTGGGCAATTGGGGTATGTTGATCATGGGCGCATACTTTGGTGGCCGTACAGTTGAGAAGTTGGCAGAAATGAGGAAGAAATGAGCTTAAACACCGAACAGGCTGCATTCCTACTAGATATGTGCAAGTTAATTCAATACGCCACCGACCAAGGCTTTATGGTGACTGGCGGTGAATTGGCGCGTACACCCGAGCAGCAGGCGATCTACTTTAAGAATGGCCGTAGCAAGACCATGAACTCCATCCACTTAAAGCGTTGCGCCATTGATCTGAACTTCTTCAAAGATGGAAAGATCATTTGGGATAAGTCAACCATTGCACCACTTGGCGCGTTCTGGGAAAGTCTGCATCCAAAGAATCGTTGGGGCGGTAACTTCTCCAATTTGGTGGATTGTCCACACTTTGAGAGAAACGTCTAATGGCACTCAACCTTGGTCAGCAGATAAGCACACCGGCGCAGCCAAACCTCGGCTCGCCTACGCCTGCCTATGACCAAGGATTCTTTGGCACTTCATTTGGCGGCTTGAATGTCTACTTCACCAAGCTGACGGCTATCTTTGCGGCGATCCTCGGACCGCGTGGTAGTAAGTACATCAACGCGCCATATGGTGCGTTTCAAGATGGCACAGACCAGACGGCGGCCAATACGACAACGGCCTACGCCGTCACCTTTGACACCACCGACTTCAGCAATGGCGTGACATTGTCAAATTCGTCAAGACTTAATGTGTCTCAGGCTGGTTTATACAACTTGCAATTCAGCATCCAGTTTACAAATACCACCAATGCATCTCAAGATGTGGATGTTTGGTTTCGCAAGAACGGCACAAACATTGACAAATCAAACAGCAGATTTGGCTTTGCGCCAAGGAAAGGTGCTGGCGATCCATATCACACCATTGCCGCACTGAATTTCTTTGTCAGTTTGGCTGCCAATGACTATGTGCAGATCATGTGGCGGCCAACAGATGTCGGTGTCAGTATTGAACACTATGCAGCCAGCAGCTCACCGACTAGGCCAGTAGTGCCGTCAGTTATTGCCACACTTTCCTTTGTGTCCAATTTATCAGTAGAAACAGCATAATTCAGCTATGGCACTCATACCTCTCAAGATCCCACCTGGCGTGTACCGAAACGGCACTGAATATCAGTCTGCTGGCCGATGGTTTGACGCCAACTTGGTACGCTGGTTTGAGAACACTCTCAGACCGATTGGCGGTTGGCGCAAGAAGTCCACATCTCAAATGACTGGATCATGCCGAGGCTTATTGACTTGGAAGTCAAATTCTGGTGGTAGATACATTGCCGCTGGCACACACTCCAAGCTGTATGTGATGGATGAAAATTCAGTCCTAAAGGAAATCACGCCAACAGGATTCACGGCAGGACGCGCCAGCGCCGTCAGTGGTACAGGTTATGGGTACAACACCTATGGCTCATTTGCCTATGGCATTGCTCGACCTGATATTGGTTCTATTGCTCCAGCAACGACTTGGAGCTTAGACACTTGGGGCGAGTATTTGATTGCCTGCTCTGACACCGATGGCAAGCTCTACGAGTGGCAACTGGGATTCTCAACGCCAACGCTGGCAGCGGCCATCACCAACGCGCCAACAGGTTGTCAGGCTGTGATGTCCACCGCCGAGCGTTTTGTCTTTGCCTTGGGTGCGTCCAGCAACCCCAGACTGGTGAAGTGGTGCGATCAGGAAAACAATACTGTATGGACGGCATCGGCCACCAGTCAGGCGGGTGACTTTGAGCTGCAAACAGTTGGCGCATTAAAAGCCGGCAAAAAGGTTCGCGGCATAAACTTGCTGTTTACTGATGTGGATGTACACACAGCCACATATGTTGGCCTGCCTTATGTGTATTCATTTGAAAAGGCTGCATCAGGCTGTGGTTTGATTTCAGCTCAGTCAGTGGCGGCCATTGACACTGCCGCCATGTGGATGTCTAAATCAGGATTTTGGATATTTGACGGCTTTGTCAAGCCTTTGTCTTGCGATGTGTCGGATTATGTGTTTCAGAATCTGAACTACAACCAAGCCAGCAAAGTTTACGCTGTACATAACTCCAAGTATGGTGAGGTATGGTGGTTTTACCCGTCCAGCGCTAGCAATGAGGTGGATTCATATGTCACCTACAACTACCGCGAGAATCACTGGAACATTGGCTCTATGGCGCGTACGGCAGGCACTGACAGGGGTGTGTACTTGAATCCTCTGATGGTGTCATCTGACGGCTACATTTATGAGCATGAAGTGGGTTATGCCTACGACTCAGGCGTACTGTTTGCCGAGTCTGGACCATTGGAAATCGGTCAGGGTGACAATGTCATGTCTGTACGCCAAGTGATTCCTGATGAGCAGACATTGGGTGAGGTGGTGGTGAGCTTTAAGACTCGCAATTATCCAACCTCCACAGAGTCAACCTATGGCCCATATTCAGCGTCACAACCAACTGATGTGCGCTTTTCTGGGCGCTTGGTAAAGGTTATCTACACCGGCAATGTGTTGGAAGATTGGCGTATTGGAGTGTCTAAGTTAGACGCTGTTGCCATGGGTAAGCGTTAATCGTGGCGGCGAAATAGAATCAAGATAAGAGGTAAAACATGAAAGCATCAGAGATCATTGCTCAATATTCACAAGCACAAGGTATTTCACCTCAAAATGCTATTACTGCTACTAATAATGCAGTTTCAAGTGGTAATTCTATTCTTTTACAAGAAAACGATACTGTTTTTGTAGTTACAAAGATCAAGCCTGGTGTTGCTGATGTTGCAATGTTTACAATAGATTCTCCACAAGTTTTACAGCAGTCCTTTATGGCTCTTTTAAATAAATTACGCCAATCAGGTATTCGCATAATTTATGGAGATTTAGAGAATAAGGATTTGGTCAGCTTGTTACAACAAAGCGGGATGCAATTGTCACAGTCTGATTTGCCAGATTACGCATGGCGTACAACCATATAAGAGGTAAATCATGGGATTTTTTAGTGGAATTACAAATGCAGTCAGCAATGTAGTAAGTGCAGTCACAAAGCCTGTTGAGCAAGTTGTTTCAGCAGTAAGTAATGTTGCATCCAAAGTTGATGATGCTGTAAACAAAGTGCCAGGTGGATGGGGTACTGTTGGCGCAATTGCTGGTGGCGCTGCACTTCTAAATGGTGGTGCAGGCGCGGCTGCGAGCAGTGGGACAGGGTTAACTGCTGGGGGTGGTGGGCTTGGGCTTACTGGTGGCGGTGGCTTGGGATTAACAGCGCCTGGCGCTGCTGCTAGTAGTGCAGGAGCTACGACATTTGGCGCTGGTTTGGGAACAACATTAGCAGGATTAAATACTGGCATTGGTGCTGGTACGGCTGCTGGTACTGCTTTAGGGAGTCTTGGTATGGGCGCAGTTGATTACAGTCTTACAGGAGCAGCGCCAAGTGTATTAAGCACTTTAGGCAATGCAGGGTCAGCAATATGGGATTTTGCAAAGGCCAATCCAAGCATTGCAGGCTCATTGCTTGGCGCAGTTACTGGTGCAATTGGAGCATCAAATGCTCCAACATCACAAACCTCCACCACAAGCATTGACCCACAGATCAAGGCAGAGTATTTGGCTAACCTTGAACGTGCCAAGCAAACGGCGGCTGGCTTAACAGCGCGTGAAATAGCACAGCCTGGTGCGATGTACACCGGCGCAGAACGACAACTTTACAACCTCGGCATGACACCATTTGGTGAGGCTGACATTGCAAAGTTTTATAACCCATTTGAAAATCAAGTGGTGCAAGGTGCTTTGGGCGATATTGAGCGTACACGCCAAATGCAAGAGCAAGCAAACATGGCGCAGGCGACTGCTGCTAAAGCGTTTGGTGGTACACGCCAAGGCGTAGTCTCAGGGATGACAAACGAAGCTGCATTGCGTCAAGCAGCCAATACTGCGGGCCAATTGCGATCTGCTGGATTTACTCAGGCCGCCAACCTTGGACTGGCAGCGCGTCCATTGGACATTGCAGGCTTGCAGACTTCATTAGGTCTTGGCACTACTCGCACTGCACTTGAGCAGGCAAGACTTGATGCATTGCGTAATTTAGGCACTGAGCGTTTGGGCATTACTAGCGGAGCATTGGGACTTCAGCCAGCAAATGTTGGTCAGACATCAACACAGCCCTTGTACACAAGTCAAGCAGGCAGTTTGTTGTCGGGTGGCTTGACTGGAGCCTACATTGGCTCACTGCTTGGAAAGGCATAAATCATGGCTACATCTAATCAAGACTTTGCAGGCTTACTTGGCGACATCTTTGGCGGTGGCGGCGGCGCTACTGGCTTAGAAGACTATTTGACGGCAGCTCAGACTGAGCAGATGAATCGCCAAGCTCTGCTGCAAGCAGCCATTGCCGCGTCACAGGCCAGCGCACCCAGCACAGTGCCGCGCAGTTTCATGCAGATACTTGGCGCTGGACTCGCTGGTGGTCAGCAGGGCTATGCACAGGCGCAGCAGGGAGCTATGGCTCAGTTGCTGGCAAAACAAAAGTTAGATGAGGCAAAACGCGAACAGGCATTGCAGCAATACATTATGAGCCGCATACCTGGTGCGGCTACAG